GGCAGACGCCGATGTCGATGTGGTTGTTCGCGTTGCTTGCGAGGGCCACCGTGTACTCGACCGTGGCCCAGATGCGCGGGTGCGGCCACGCGCCCCGAACAATGCCGCTCAGGTCCACTTCAAGCCGCGGCGCATCACGAACCGATCCGTCGTCGTCCACGCCCGAGTTCGGGACCATGTTCACGCCGGTCGAGCCGTCGGGCCCGAACGTCGAGGCGCCGGCTGTGTTCGTCGCTGAGACCGTGACACCGGCCACAGTGTGGTCGGCGTCGGCACCGCTCCAGTCCGCGGAGCCCAGCGCGGTCATGTCCAGATCGGCGATCAACTGCGCGCCCAGCGTGGCGCTAGCCGCAGCGTTCGCCGTCACATCGACCTGATGAACCTTGAACGTCTCGCCGCTCGCGTGGTTCGCGTAGCCGACGATCGCAACGTAGAAGGGCGAGCCCACCGTGTTGATGTAGTCGCCGCTCGGGGCGCCGTGCTCCGTCTTACTGCCGCCGTCGGGCGTGTAGTACATGCGGATCTTGCCGTCCGCGTCCACCTCAAGATGGGCCGTGATCTCCACGCCCGCACCGCAAGAGATGTTCGCGTCGGTGCTCGACTCCGTGCTGCTGTTGATGCCGTACAGCGTCGCGCGCGGTCCGACCAGCGTTGTCGAGCCGGTGCGCCCGAATCCGCTGTACGCATACGGCTGGTCCGAAACGGACGTAGGCTCCTTCTGGAAGATCGCGACGCCGAAGGTCCAGTGACCCCCGTTTGGCGCAATCTCAAACCGAACCGACGCCGTGAACGCGCCGGCCAGCAGCGTGGGGTGACGGAGAAAAACGCCCTTCTGCGTCGGGTCCTGGGACTGACCCCAATCGCCGTCGCCCAGGTTGTCCTGCGCCAGCACAAGATCCTGCGTGGTCCCGTTGTCCACCGCGCCCGTGAGCTTCGACTCCGGGTTTCCGACCACCCACCCGTTGAGCAGCCCCGCGTCCAGCGTCGCGTCGTGCAGGATGCTCGACGGCGTGCCCGACGAAGGGGTGAGCGCGAGGGTCAGCTCGGTGTAGGGGGTCGCCAGCGCGGCGGCGGATGGCTTGTGCTTGTAGCCCCCCATCAGTACGCCTGACCGCCGAGGTTCGGGGTGCCGCTGTCCACCTTGACATCGAGGGTCATGGTCTGGCCCTTCTTGCAGTCGATGGTGTAGACGGCCCCAGCGGACAGGGTGCAATCCGCGGAGAACGTAGTCCCCGCGTCGAACGACACCTTGAACGTCATGATCAACGACTCATCGTCAATCCAGAAGTCGAACGCCGTGGCGTTGTCGATCTGGACGTACTCGCCCGCGCCCAGGTAGGACGAGGAAACCTGGGTGGCTGCGAGGACCCCCTTGACCGGGTCTCCGGCGTGAACTGCTTTGATTGCCATGCTGGGCTCCCTTCAGCCTTGCCGGCCTATCGCTCGCACCAGACCTTGACGTAGTCGATCAGGATGACCTGAGCCTCGGCGCCCGCGTCCTTCTGGTACGCGATGATGGGCTGGACGTTGCCGGTCATGGCCGACGCAGCCAACTCCGAGACGAGCGCACCGTCGGCGTAGAAGCGAACCGTGGCCGGGTCGCTCAGGTCGATCCGAAGCGTGATCCACGCCTCGTCCACGATGTCGATCCCGGTGTCGTTGTCGTCGTCGTCGGTCGTGCCGTCGTCCACCTCGGCCAGCAGGTTCAGGCTCGCGCCCTCGATGCGGAACCAAGCGTTCTTCGCCACATCGTCCAGCGTCGCGTTGTAGGCGCTGCCGAGGCCGACCACGAGCCGCTCGTCGGCGGTGAACTCGGTGTCGGTGCTGTTGAACTGGACCTGGACCCGGACCTCGATCACAGCGTTCTTCGCCGAGTCGATCGGCAGGTGGTCGCCGAAGTCGAGCCGGACGGTCTGCGCCTCGCTGGTCGTGTCGCCGGCCAGCTTGAAGATCCCGCCCGTGCCGTTCGCGAGGAAGTCCTTGACCGGCGTTCCGCCCGTCTCGGTGGAGGTCACGGTCCAGGGAGCAGCGAGCGCGTCGCCGGCATCGCCGAGGAAGTCGTCGAACACGACGAAGTCGGTGTCCACAGGAACGATGAAGTCGGCGGCGGCGCCGCGGTCCTTCTCGGTCGAGCGGGAGGGGAGGACAACGGCCTTGGCCTGGACGACGTTCTTGATGCGGGGCTGCGCGCCCTGGCGGTCTTGGATCTTCATGGTTCACTCCAGCCCCGAAGGGCAGCCCTCACGGGCAGGGGTTAGTTGCGCTCGCTGCGCTTCCGGTCGGCTTTGCGGGCCTCGCCCACCGCGATCTCCCGGGCGCGTCGCGCGTCGGTGCCGTGGCGGGTGAGGTGGTTGGTCATGTTGTCGATACGGGTGCGGGCGTCTCGCTCGCGTCCGGCGGTAGTGTTCAGATCGGGCTTGCTCATGCCACAGCCCCGGCAGACTTCGCGGCACGCGGCTTGCGGGCAGGCTTCGGCGAGGTCGGGTTCTCCCGGGCCTCCTTGACCGCAGCGACCGAAACGCCCTGACGCATCGCGTCGAGCCGGTCCTGCTGGGCCTGCGCCTCCGAGTCCCGGTTGGGACGGTTGCGGACACCGTTGACGCGGCGCCGCTGGGCGTCGATCAACTGCTCCTTGATCTGCGGGTGCAGCGGGCGAACGATGCCCTTCTCCACGAGGTAGCGCGCGAAGTCCTTGGCACCCTGCTCGTCGTGCCGCGGGAAGACCCGGTTTCCGATCTGGTCGAACGTCGTCCACTGCGTGTGGAAGTGGCGCTGGTTCGCGTCGTTGATCGAGAACTCGACGTAGTCGGCGTACTCGCCAAGACCCTGCCGGCGGCCAGCCTCGCCGATCTCAAGGAAGACGCCGCCCCGGTCAGCGACCATCGAGCGGACGTTCGACAGGTTGCCGTTCTGCGGCGTCCCGTTGCAGCCGGGCGTAGCAGAGAAGGTCTTGAGCCCAGGCAGGAACTCGCCGCTCGTGTCGTCGAAGTTCCAGTGATTCGGGTAGTGGACCATGCGGAACTCGCGGTTCCCCCGCAGATCCTTGCGGGACGGGCGCACGGCCTCGACCGAATTGACATCGGTCAGCTTTTGCTTATTGACAGCCACAGGGCTCTCCTTGCTGCACTACCCGGGAGGACGATGTGGGCCGACGCCGAGGACAACCCCCGGCGCCGGCCCGACTCATCAGGCGTCGGTCGTGATCGACACCATGCGATCGGCCTCAAGGACCGAGAACGCGGGGTAGTAGTGGACGGTGTAGGCGCTGGTAGCCGCCGTGCCGGTGCGGTCGAACTCGATCGCGGCGCGGAGGCCAGCCGGAATGCCCGAGATGCCGGCGATGCCCGGGATGCCGTTGAGCGACATCTCGCGGTAGCCGATGGCACCCTGAGCGAACATGCAGCCCTGACGGTCGGCGCCCGCGTTCGCGGTGTCCACCTCGGGGCTCGTGTAAAACTCGATGCCGTTCCACTCGCCCGAGAACCCGGGGCCCTTGGCCGCGAGCATCGCCTGCGACGCCGGGATCCACTGCTGGGGACCGGCCTCACCGCGCATGTCTTCCATGAAGTCGGTGAGCTGGACGGGGGCGAGGACGCACGCGAACCGCGGCGAGTTGCCGTCGTTCATGAGCTGGTACATCGCCGAGTAGACGTTGGACACGCTCAGGTCCACGCCCGAGTCGCCAACGTCGTTGGACGCCGAACCGAACAGGCCAGCGACCAGACCCGAGCGGGTGCGGCTGATGGCGTTCGCGGCGTCGGCGGCGATCAGTTCGGGACCGGCCTGACCGGGACCCGAGGTGCCGGCGAACAGGTCGGAGAACTTGCGGACCAGCGAGTAGCGAACGACGGTCAACTGGACCTGTCCGCTGGAGATGCTGGTCGCGGCGATGTCGGTGTCCTCAGCGGCGGTCGCCGAGAGGTTGTCGGTCAGGGTCAGCGTGGGAACGTGCCCGACGCTGGAGCCGGAACCCGCGGCGTCGCCGAGGTCCACACACAGCGCGGAGAGGTCCACGCGGTCGGCAAGGTTGAGGTGGAGGAGGGCAGTGGGCACCTCGGCCAGCCGCAGAGCGGCACCATCAGTCGCGTAAGTCGTGTTTGCCACGGTCAAGCCTCCTTGGCTTGCTGTGGCTCGCTGTTACGCCCTTAACGGTGGCGACCCGGATTGCGAGCCGGGTTGTATCGAAACGATTGACAATCCAACGCGGACTGTCAAGCGTTTGTATCCGTTAGCCCACGGCGGGCTTCGGGATTCCGAATTCGGTGCGGACGCCGTCGGGGTTGTCCGCGAGGCGCTTCCAGATGCTCTGACCGCCGCCGTTCGGCGGGACATCAACCACGGTCGTGTCCCGGGTGATGGGCGGCGGAGTGACAGGCGGGGCCGTCTCGACTGGCGGAACGACAGCGGGGGGCGTGTCCGCCTTCGCCGGAGGGGCCGCGCTCTGCGCCGCGGTCTTGAACGTCGAGAACAGCGGGGCGTCAGCCATGCCGGTCAGGTAGTCCGCGAAGGCGGGGGCCGCGTCGCCAGCCTCGGCAACCGCCTTCTCGTACTTGAGCAGGACCAGATCCCGAACGTCGGGGTCGTCCACCCGCATTCCCGGGAGGGCGAGGATCTGCATGTGCTTCTCAAGCGTCGCGGCCTGCGACTCGGCGGCGGTGGCCCGCTTCATGGCGTCGGCGGCGGCGGTCGCTTCAGCCTGGAACGCGCCAGCCTTCTGCTCAAGCGCGGTGTACTCGGCGCCCTTCGTCTGGAGCGCGGTCCGCGTCTCCGCGTGGGCGGCCTTCTCCGCGGCGAGCGCAGCCTCTGCGACGCGCTTGGCTTCTCGGACTCGGGTGATCTCCGCTTGGAGCCCACTTGCGTGCTGGTCGTTCGTCTCGTCGCTCATGCTGTGTCATCCCTCGGTGCGGTGGGAGGCTGGGGCACAGGCGGCAGCCCGGCCATCGCCGCGGCGCGGCGCTCCTCGATCTCGTCTTGCGTCCACTGAGCCAGCAGGGACTTCGCCGTGTCCGGCGCGACGCCGAGCACGTTTGCAACGATCCACGGACGGGACGGCTTGACGCCCATGTCGCCCATCGTCTCGACCTGCTGACGGACGGACTCGCGCTCCTCGCGGGACGGCGGGAGGCCAGCGTATGCGACCTGCCAGCCCTCTTCGGGGACCGAGCCGAACAAGGCTTCCCGGTTCGACAGGGCAGCCGCCTTGCCCAAAATCTCCGCGTCCGCCATCGAGAACGACGGCTCCTGGCGCGTCTGCGCCTCGCGGATGGTGGCGCGGTCAAGCTCGATGGCAAAGCCGCTGCGGGCCGACCCCGTGGACCGAGCCTCGGCACCGCCCGCAACGCCCATCTCCGACAGCACGGCGTCTTGCCGCTCTTGGATCGCCATCTGCAACGCGGACGGGTCCGCGCCAGACATCCACTGTCCGAGTTGCGCCGGCAGGTTCCCGCGGCTCTTGAACTGGAGCAGGTTCGACGGGTCCGACTCGATCTCGTTGAACGACCCGGCCGCGAGGTCCCCGGACGGGGAGCCGGACGCGCCGATCAAATCCACGTTGACCGTGTACCTCTGAGGCCACGACGCCGTAAACACGGTGTGGTCCCAGAAGTGCCAGAGTTCCCCGAACTCGTAAGTAGCCTCGACGATCTCGGCGCCCTCAAACGGCGTGGTCATCCGACCGCTGCGCTCAAGTCGGTACATCGAGATCGGGACAAACGGGCGCCCGCTGTCCGCGTAGCGAGCCTCGTAGGCGTCACCCGACCGCGCGTCGTTGGACGAACCCTCCGGCAGCCCCAGCGCCTCGGCCGTAACGTCGAAGTCAGGATCCCCGATCATCGAGCGCCACGACTCGTCCGCCTTCAACTCCCGGGCCAGCAAGACGCGGCGCTGCGGGTTCGCGGGGTCGGAGATGTCGAATACGTCCCAGGTCCACGGCGGGGAGCGGTGGCCGGCGATTTGCCGAGGGCGGGCATGAATGAACGCGGCCACATCTTCTGGGCACTCGGCGGCGCCCTCCATGTAGCAGTGCGAGAGCGGGACGTTCATCAGCCGCAACTTGCGGTTGCCCTCGGGCCCAACGACATCGACGCGGCGCACCCCATCGCGGACGACGTTGACTGCGCGCTGGAGGCGGCGGCCCATCGTCCACAGTCCGGCCTGCGACATCGCCTTGACGAACATGGCCGTGGCGTCGCCCTCTCGGATCGCCTCGCCGTCCACGCTGGTCCCGCCCTCGCGGTCGTAGAGTCGGGACAGTTGGCGAGCGACGGAGGCAGCAAGGTTGCTCGTGAGGGCCGGCGTGCCCATGACGCGCTTTCGCTGAGAGTCGCTGCCGAACCGCTCGGCGATGCGCTCGATCAGGTCTTGGCGCCACGCCCCAGAAAGCAGCCGCTCGCGGCGCGCAGCCTCCGAGCGACGGGCGAAGTCGGCCGAGCCGCCCGGAAGCGGAGGCAGGGACTCAAGGTCGTAGGATGCGTCGATTCGGCCAGCCACCGTCGAATGCTTGCAGCATACAATCGAGCCGTCAACGTTTAGCTAAATTCGATTGACTTGCCGGGCGCGACCTCAACCCAGACCTCCGCCGTGCCGCTCCACGGCTTGTCGGGGTCGTAGACGAGTCGGGCGATCTCGACACCGTCCGCAGAGATGACCAGCCCGTGCGCCTCGCGCCTGCCGTCCGGCCCGTCCACCACGATGCAGGGGCGACAGCCCTTGTCCTTGCGGTTGGCGCGCAGGGCGTTGGTGTCGATGAAGATGCGGGAGGTCATGCTGTGGGTGGTCAGGCCGGGACCAGCGCCGGGCCGAACCCCTCCGACAGTTCCGACAGCGCAATCGCCGCGAGCGCGTCCGCGTAGTACACGGTCCCCGCGTCCATCGGGTTCTTCACATGGGGCATCGTCGGGCGGCGAAGGACTCGCGACTCGCCGTTCCTGCGCGCCACGACGACAGAGCCCCACACACCCCACGCCATCGTCCATGTGTCGTCAGCCGACAGGCCGAGGAACAGGTCCTCCCATGTGGGCTCCTCCTTCTGGAAGAACCGCATTACCGCCTCAAAGTCGTTCGCCATCCGGCCTCCTACGCCCGGAACCGCAGAGCAGCCCCCGGCATGATGTCCTCCAGCACCTCACCTGCACCGTAGCGCAGCGTGTCGATCGCGTGCTTCCGGTCCTTGTCGTTGCCGATGTTCGTCCCCTCCCAGCGGCGGACGCACTCAAGCGTGGCGGCGCAAGCCTTCTCGATCCACAAGCGGTCCTCCCCGAATGCGTAGTTCAGAACGCGCGTTCCCCACTCGACGGAGCCAGCGCCTTTCTTCGGCGTCTCGATGGTGCCGCGACGCAGGTTGAACTCGCGCTCAAACAGTTCGTTGACGCGCACGCCTGGATTCTCGCCCTTGCCCGCCGAGTTGATGTCGCCGGTCCAGCGGTCAACGTCGCCGACGCGCAGCCCGAACTTCGTCAGCAACTCCCGAACGTGGGAGGCGTCCCGCTCGACCGTGGTGGCCGCTGACGACTCGTACTCGCCCAGGACCCACGCCTTGAGCGGTCGGGGCGTCCAGACGTACAAGTGCCACAGCTCGGCGCCTGCACGCTCCCCGTGGTCCGCTGAGAGGCCGACGCGCAGATCGTCGCCCACGAGGCCGGGCAGGGAGGCGAAGCCGCCCCATTCAAACGTCTGCGTTCCGTCGAAGTTGGCGAGGCGACGCGCGCCGCTGATGCCCTCCCAGCCGCCCGTGGTGCGCTGCACGCGCTCCCACTCCAGATAGATCGACATCTGCTCGGCGATGTCCTGCGCCGTCCGGTGCGGGCAGTCCTCGATGTTGAGGCCGATCACAGTCTGCGACCAACCCGGGTCGTGGTCGCCCTCGTGCCCGTCCGTCAACTCCAGCTTGTGGCGCAGCCATGTAAGCGACTGGCCTACGTCAATCGGCGTGAACGTCAGCCAGACGGGTCCGCCGCGGACGGCGACGCGGGATAGAGCCTCACCCCAATGCGTGCGCTTCGGCGGCTCGTCGATCCAGAGCCAGTCATAGGTCCCCGACGCCAGGGCGATCACAGACTGCTTGCCCGACTTCGGGACCATCGTGGACCCGTTGGCGAGGGCGATCATGGACCGGCCGCGGTAAGCGTACCCCTTGCCCTCGACGTAGTGGCATGCCGCGTGGAGGACGCCGACTGGCTCGACCTCGTGCAGCTTCTGCGACACGACAGGCCAATGCTCGGCGACGATCCCCACGATGATCAAGCCGTGCGTCGGCGGGACCTTGACCTCGCGGAATGGGTGTGAGCCTTCAGCGTGGGCCCATGCCTCTGCAGCGCCGGCCCGGGTCTTCCCGACCTGATTGGCTGCGCGACACGCCCGCTTGCGGCAGTCCTCCTCGTGGAACCGCCGTTGCCCCGGGCTCATGCCACCCTTACCGGGCTCGCCGTGCCAGTAGCGGCGCAGCGGGTCGTTAGCCCTCTCCACCCTCGCCCGCATCGCGCTCATCATTCCGGCCGTTACTTGCACGCCGCAAACAATGGCGCAGCGGGGGCGCTTTCGTCCACCTCCGCATTTTTCTCACGCTATCTGCACCTTTCCCCTTGCGAGCGTCTGACAGTCG